TTAACGCTTAAAGAACGCTTTAATCTCCTCAGCTTTGTTGGTTTTTTCCCAAGTGAATTCCTCTAATTCGCGCCCAAAATGCCCATAAGCTGAAGTGAGCGAATAAATGGGTCTTAATAAATCCAAGCTTTCAATAATGCCTTTTGGCGTGAGTTTGAAAACCGCTTTCACGCATTTTTCTAGCTCCGTGCTTGAATGCTTGCTCGTGTTATGCGTGTTCACATAGATAGACACTGGCTCTATCACCCCAATCGCGTAAGCAAGCTGCACGGTCGCTTTATCGCAAACCCCGCTCGCTACCAAATTTTTAGCCACATAGCGGGCCGCATAAGCCGCGCTCCTATCCACCTTGCTAGGGTCTTTCCCGCTAAACGCTCCCCCCCCATGCGGGCAAAACCCTCCATAAGTATCCACGATGATTTTTCTACCTGTCAGACCCGCATCGCCTTGAGGCCCACCGATGACGAATTTTCCTGTAGGGTTTATAAAAAACTTGATATTGTCATGCAAATATTCTTTGGGTAAAACCTTATACACGATCTCTTCAATCACCGCTTCTTTTAAATGCTTTTGTGAAACTTCTGGGGAGTGTTGGGTGGAAATGACAATCGTATCAATGCTTACAGGCTTGTTGTTTTCATAACGCACGCTCACCTGAGACTTGCCATCAGGCCTTAAAAAAGGCAAGGTGTTGTCTTTTCTTTTTTGAGCTAGAGCGAAAGCGAGCTGGTGCGCTAAATGGATGGGTAAGGGCATGAGCGTTTCAGTCTCTTTGCATGCATAACCAAACATAAGCCCTTGATCCCCTGCCCCAATCTCGCCATCTTCTCTATCCACGCCTTGATTAATATCAGGGCTTTGCTCGCCAATACCATTTAAAACCGCCGCGCTCCTGTAATCAAAGCCATAAAGGGCGTCTGTATAGCCAATTTTTTTAACCACTTCTCTTGCGATCTCTTGCATCGGGGCATATACAGAAGTTTTTAACTCGCCAGTGATCATGCAAAAACCATTAGAAACTAAAGTCTCGCATGCGACTTTGGCTTTTTGATCCCGCTCAATAATGTAATCTAAAACCGCATCGCTGATCTGATCAGCCATTTTATCAGGATGCCCTTCGGTTACTGATTCGGAAGTGAAAAGAAAACTATCTTTCATTGATTGTCCTTATTAAAATAATCGTTGGTGTTCAAAATGGGCTTATTATAGCTTATTTCACAACTCCAACCAAACCAAGCGCAAAAAACCCTAAAAACACAAAAGCAAAAATCTTTTTTAAGAGCCGTAAGATAGGGGCTTATTTGAAAAAACCGAATGATTTTTCGCGTTCAAATACCCAAGCGGGGGGGTAATCTTTTTGTCTCACAAATTAACAAGAATTTTTAAAAGCTAACGCATTTTTAAACCAACAAACGCCTAAAATAGGGCGTTAAAATACGAAAGGAGCCTCAAATTATGAGACAAAAAAACGAGACAGCAACAAGCTTTAACCAGCTTAAGGAAATCACGCAGATCATGCAAGCGCAAAAAAGAAGCGCTAAAACAAGCGAAAACGCCCAGATAAGCGAGCCAACGCAAGAAATAAGCTTAAAGCCTAAAGATAGCATCAAAGCTAAAAAAGGCGCTTTAAAACCCACAAAAAGAGCCTTTAGCGAGCGTCAAAATACCGCATTTAGAGACCAATCACAAGCGCGCGCTAATTCAAGCCGTGAAACTAAAGCAAGCCACAACGCAAACGCCTTTAAAACCAACCAAGCCAACAACTCAAGCTTAAGAGCCAAACAAAGCGATAAAGCCTTAAAACAAGGCTTAGTAACACACCAAAACAACCAAAAAGGGGGCAACAATGCTAAAGCCTAATAAAAAACTTAACAAGCCTTTAGAAAAAAAAGCGGATCGTTTTGAATGGGTTTTATTGATAGCGTGTAGCTTGATTTTAGCTACAGCTTACACCTTAAAGGCTTTATTATGAAAAACACATTTAACTTATACACACGAGAATACAAAGGCGAACTAACGCCATATCTCAACTACTACGACAAAAACGATAAGCGTTTCAGAGTGAGCCTAAACAAAGCCAGAGAGTGCCTAAAGATGAACACCGATGAAGCTTTAGAGTATTTCCAAAGCAAAAGCCTAAAAGAGATTTTAGCGTTTGTCAAACGATTAGAAGCGATCAAAAACGCTAATAAGCGCGTTAAAAACGCCGAAAAACAAACGCATAGGATACAATCAAAGATTACGATACTCCAAGCGTTAAAACGCTTTCTAGCGTTAAAAATAGGCCTAAAACAAACGAGTCTTAACTCTTTAGAAAATGTTTTCAATAGCATTTTTAGCGTAATGGGCTTGAAAGAAAGCGATAAGCTTAAAAAAATCACGCAAGAAAAGATCGCCAAATATCACGAAGAAACGCTAAAGCACTACAAGAAAAACACGATCCACAACCTGAACGCTAACCTAAAAAGCTTTTTAGCGTTTTGTGAAAGCGAGCGGTTTATAAATAAAAATCCTTATTTTGCTATCACGCTTAAAAACGCAAAGGAAGCCAAAGCGATCGAGCCTTTTAGTTTAGAAGAGGTTAAAACACTCATTGAAAACGCACCAAGCTTAAGATTAAAAGCGTTTTTAACAGTAGCGTTTTTTACAGGCATGTGCACGGGCGAGCAGTTAGCTTTAACATGGGAAGACATTGACTTTAACGAAAAAACGATCACTATTAACAAATCCTTAAACGAATTAGGATCCATCACAACGCCTAAAAACAAACCGAGCGTGAGAGAGGTTGATCTGTTAGATCCCGTGGAAAAGATCCTAAAAGAGCTACAAGCAAGCGAGCCTGAAAGTAAAAAATTTGTTTTTATTAGCATGCCTAAACGATCAACCATGTTTCAAAGGGCTTTCAAGAATCTTTTAAAAGCGTTAAATTTAAAAGAACGGAAGCTTTACACCACACGGCACACCTTCGCAAGCTTGATGCTAAGCCAGGGTGAAGAGCCCATGTGGGTGAGTAAAACGCTAGGGCATAAGGATCTCAACACCACTTACAGCGCTTACAGCCATTACATCCCTAAACAAGAAAAAGAAAGGGCGAAATTTTTAAAAGGAATACTATGAAAAAAGAAACCAACAACCAGGAGAACACCATGAGCGTATTTCACTATTTGACTTACAAGCTTATCAAAGAAAGCGATGCGGACATTAGTTTTTTTGATTTCATTCAAAAATTAGAAAAACTCCAAAAAACGCACACGATCAAGTCCAGCGTTTGCAATGTGAGGAACAAGCGCGTAACCAGCTATTCAATCCTACTCCAAAAAAAGGCGGTGTGAAATGGAAAAAATGGAACAAGAAAAATTACAACCGATCGATTTAGAAGTGCTTAACGCGCTCTATAAAAGAGCGTATTTGCCAAAGACAGCCGACAAGATTTCAAAAGATCTCAACATTAATTATTACTACACGCTCAAGATTTTCAATAAGCTTGAAGAAAAAGGTTTGTGCGATCAGTGGGTCATTAACAAAAAAAGAGGATGCGAAAAAAAAGACAATTATTTTAAAGTTTGCATCTTAAACGATCTAGGCAAGGAATTATGCGCGTATTTAAACGCTTTAAAACACGCTAAAAACAAACGAAAGGCTCAACAATGAACTACATCTTAAAACAACCGATGAAATACGGTTATACGCAAATCTCAAACGATATATGCGACGATGAACGGGTTTCTGACATAGCAATAGCGATTTACGCTTATATCAAAAAGCACGCTACCACTTTTAAACTATGCGTTGAAGACATAGCTAGACGATTCAACCGAAGCGCTAAAACGATTTACAAATACTTAAACGAGTTGAAAGATTTAGGTTATATTGATTTTGAAAGGGAACGCAAAAACGACGGGACATTTGGTAAATTTTTCCGTTTTATCATGGGGAATTTTTCTAAAAATCCAAGCGAAAATCAAAAGAAAAATCAAGCTAAAAAAGACGCTAACCACAAGGAAAATAATTCCATGTGGTTAAAACCACAAATTCAAGGCTCTAACGCCCATGACAACGAAGCTCAATCCACAAGGAAAAATTTTCCAATGTTTACTTTAATAAAAGATCAAAATAAACATGAATATATACGCGTGAGTGAAAATTTTTTTAATGAAGAATTTGCAAAAAAAAGTCCATCTTCCAAAGACAAAGAAGATCTAAAAAATTCTGATAATTTTGCTTTTAAAAGGGCAAAAATTAAAAACCCTAGTTTGTTTGATCGTTTTAGCGCGTTTTTTAGCTCTATTTTAGGGAATTTAGACACCAAACACCTAAACCAATGCGAAAGGTCAGCCTTTGAAGAATTTTTGAATTATCGCAGCGAGAAGCACCAATTAAGCTACAGCACGAAAAAAGCGTTATTAAACCAATGCGAAGCCTTGAAAGCGCAAGGATGCGATTTAGTGGCTTGTATCAACCAATCCATCCGCCGAAACTATAACGAAATCTATGAGGTCATGCATTTTGAAAAGCCAAGCTACAAAAACGAAGCCAAACAGAAAGACGACGAAGTCATGGAACAGTTTAACTTTAACCGCGCTAATCCAAAATATAACGGGCTTTGCATCTGGTAGGTTAAGAACATGCGAAGTTGGAATTACAAGCACGCTAATAGGAATTTTAAGCCCAAGGTTTGGACAAATACCGTATTGCTTGAAAACGGGATTTTAGAGATTTTAAACGCGATTAGAACACTAGAAAACCGAAGCAGAAGCCAAGTTCTAGAACGCCTAATTATTTTTTTCATAGAAACGCAGAAAGGACAAAGCGATGAGAAAGCATGGAAAAAATCACAACGAGCTTATAAAAGAACTCTTATTAACCAAGCGCAAAAAAATAAGCTTAAGAGAAAGCAACTTGAAAGAATTAGAAAGAATCAAAAGAAAAAAGAATTACAAACTCGCGCAAATCGTGCGTTTAGCTATTTTGAAAGGTCTTAAGCAGTTTGAAAGAGATAACCTACTAGTGCATTTGACCTTAAAGGAATTTGACAGCTTTTTAGAGATTTTAGAAGAAAAGAACAACCGAAAGAAACACTAAGGAAACGACATGGAAAATTTGATAATGAAAAGTTTTTTAGATTATCCGCAACACATAGAGGATTTTTTGGAAGACATTAGCGTTAAAAGTTTTACGCCCTTTAACCAGAAGCTTATTAAGGTTTTAGTGGGCATGAATCAAAGAAACCAAATTCCAAGGCTTGAAACCATCAAGCTTAGGATCGGTGAAAAGGAATTTGAAAGCGCAGAATTTAAACGCATTTTAGCGGCCGATAGCTATCCGGATTATTTGAATTTGAAGAGCGATTTTAAAACTTATCTGTGCTTTCAAATGCAAGAACATCTCGCTAACAAACTCAAAGAAGCCACGCGCAAGAGCGAAGTTTTTGATTATGAGTTTTTGAACAAATACATTAACTTAGGCATCGTTAGGAATGGTAGGTATTTTTGGGAATGGGAAGAGTTTTTTAAAAACAAACCCCCTATTGAAAAGATAGAAACCGGTATTAACTTTTTAGACACGATCACGGACGGAGGCATAGAATTAGGGCAAATCGTTTTATTGAGCGGTGATCCCGAAGCCGGTAAAACGCTTTTAGGCGTGCAGTTTTTGATGCATGCGCACCAGCAGCACAAAGTAACTTATTTTGGTTTTGAATTTAGCGTTAGAAAGCACATTGAAACTTTAAAAGATAAGAATTTCAAAGTTAAAGGCGATCACTATTTTATAGACGATCAAAGTTGCGAATTAAACGATCTCATTTCTCAAATACGATCGCTATCTAAAGAAGGGCATAAGGTTTTTTTGATAGACAGCCAGATGAAGATTCAAGCGCCCGTTATAGGAAGGACGATTGAAGAAATAGAAACCTCTAAATTTAGCGCACTAAGTGAAACCGCCAGGAGTTTAGGCGTGTTGATTATTTTTATTATTCAAAATTCTAAAAACGACAGCTATACGCCAACAGGATCACGCAAAGGTGGGCATGAAGCGCATTTGATGATCCGCATAGAACGGCTAAAAAGGAACCAATTACCAGAAGTAAAAGACTTTTACGAGCGCGCCAAGTACCGAAGAATAATTATTCTGAAAAACAAACAAACCGGGTTAAGCGGCCTCTGTTATTTCAAAAATATTGATTATCGTTTTTTTGAAATTGATCACCAACCATTCCTACAACCTAACGAACATGAGAAGTTCGAGGGAGGTTTGGTTTGAGAAAAATAACCAATTTTGAAGGCTTAAAAGAACGCATCCAGATCATGGAAGTTTTAGAAAATTACATTGATTTATACAAGATCGGCGCCAATTTTAAAGCGTGTTGCCCCTTTCATGATGAACGGACAGCGAGCTTTATTGTAAGCCCTGAAAAAAATATTTATAAGTGTTTTGGGTGTGGTGTTAGCGGTGATGCCTTGAAGTTTTTGCAAGAATACAAAAAGTTAAGCTTCATTGAAGCCGTGGAAGAAATAGCGGAAATTTATCATTATACTTTAGAATACGAAACCGATGCAAAAACCATTCAAAACAACCGCTTGAAAGAAATTTTAACATTTGCTAACTACCTTTTCAAAGAAAGGTTAAAAAACGAAAATAAAGCGTTAGAGTATTTAACCAACAAGCGCGCGTTAAGTTTAGAAATGATACAAGCTTATGAGTTAGGCTTTTGCTTACCGGCAGATTTAGAAGTTTTAAAGGAGCGTTTTAGCGTTGCTGAATTGATTTCTAGCGGGCTTTTTTCCGATAAAAACGAACAGAAAGAGGTGAAAAGCTTTTGCAATTACCGTATTACCATTCCGTTAAAAGATAGCAAAGGCCAGATTAGGAGTTTTAGCGCTAGGCTTTATATCCCTAGATTCTTGCGAAACGACAAAGCCCCTAAATACATTAACGGCAGAGAAACAAGACTTTTTAATAAAAGTTTTTTTCTTTATAATTACCACCGCGCGATTGATTGCATCAAAGAAAAGAAGCAGGTTATTATATGCGAGGGATTTTTTGATGTGATCGCTTACGAACATTTTAATTATGAGAATGCCATTTGCACGAGTGGGATCGCTTTCACAGATGCGCATTTAGCTTTTTTGAATAAGCTAGGTATAGAATTGTGTTTTAGTTTTGATAACGATAGCGCAGGGAGAGACGCTACCATTAGGGCGCTTGATTTGTGCTTAAAAAACCATGTGACCAATATTAGCGTGATTAGAATTAAAGATCCTAGCGTTAAGGATTTAGGAGATTATCAAAAATTAAACAAACGCCCTAATCTAAGCAAGATCAACGGGTTTAAGTTTTACTGTGCTTATCATTTCCGATCGGAGCTAACCACGCAACAAAAGGATTTTAACTACAAGATGATTTTAAAAACCCTTGAAAATTTTGAACCCTTCACGCAAAGCGATTTACTCAAAATCTTAAATTCGTTTTTAGCAGAGAATAGCGTTAAACCCATTAAGCCCGCTAAGGAAAAAAAGACCCCGGGCAAGTTAGATCTACTAGAAGCGAGGATTTATGCAACGATGCTACAAAGTGAAGAGTTTAGATACATTGCAAAGCGTTATTTAACGCCCAGCGATGTGGACTATTCTCTTTTCTTTAAACGCCTTGTTAGTGGGGATTTTAGAGGTTTGGATTTTTTGAAAAAGTTTAAAACCATCCCTAAAGTCTATCAAAAAAGCGCGTTAGTGGAACTCAAAACTAAAGGCTTGAAACGTTCTTTAGCGCTAGCTTTAGAAAACAAGGATTACCCGTTAGCCGAAGCCTTGAACGATAAGATTAAAGAAATTCAAGCGTATTAAGGAAGTAGCATGAGTTGGATTGACATAGGCGTAGGCTCTGGCTCTGGTGGTAGCTCTAGCGCTAGCGGTTTTTTAGGTGGTTTTATCAATTCTTTAGGTAACGCCTTAAGTAACGCCAGCTCTAATGGTGGTTATAGCGGTGGCTATCCTAAAATAACCGGTATTCATAACACGCTAATTTTTAGGGATTACAAAAACCTTTTTTCTTATTTGGACAGCCAAAACGCTAACGCTAATCAAAGATTACAGAACGCCTTTAAGCGTGTTTTAGACATCCAAAACCGTATTAACAGCTTAAACCACGAAATGAATAACATTCAAAACCGTATTAACAGCTTAAACCACGAAATGAATAACATTCAAAACCGTATTAACAGCTTAAACCACGAAGAAGAAATAGTAGACTTGAATAGTGAAATTAGCGCTAATGAAAACGCCTTAAACCAAGAACAAGAAAGATTAAACGCTTTAGAATTACAAACGAACGCTAAAAAAGAAGTTTTAGAAAGCTTGAAGAAATTAGAAAAACTCAAGCAAGAATTAAAAAGGCTTAAAAAGCAATCCAAATGGAAGAAACAATTTAATTTTTTGACCGATAACCCTCCTAACATAGAAGCCAAGCAAGAAAGCGCTTTAAACAGATCAAGCCAAAAAAACGGATTAATGAACTTTTTTTTAACCGATCCTTATGCGATACTGCCTAAAGGCTTTATTTATGAGTATCACAACCCCGGCAAAGAAACCTACAACGCTTTGAACGCGCCTAACAACATGGACGGCATCAATAACCAATTTAAAACGAACGCCCTAAACCAGGTTTTAGATAACAGCTATCAAAAATTTTTAGCGGGTAATGATAGTTTTAATTCTTTAGGAGACATGGAACAAGTGAAAGCCTTGAAGTTTTATGATTTAGTTTTGAGTTTCAATTCAGGAAGCGAGCATTTAGAAAGCGCCTTATTTTTCAAACAGATTTCACAATACGCCAAAGGCTTAAGGCTTAAGATCCTAACCGCGCCAAGCAGTCAAAAAGATTTAAAAACCCTTGAAAAATTAGAAAATACGATAAACCAAGAAGAAGAACGCTTGAAAGGCAAAGATCTAAACACCTTAACGCAAGAAACACAAAAAGAGCAAGAAAACGCCTTAAAATTGAAAGAAAGCATTAAGGCCAGACAAAACCACATCGAAACGCTAAAGAACGCTTTAAATCAAAAAGAACACGCAAAAACCCCCATAGAACAACAAAAGCAAAACCTAGAAAGACAAAAAAACGAGAAAGAACGAGAAAGACAAAACCTAGAAAGACAAAAAAACGAGAAAGAACGAGAAAGACAAAACCTAAACAACGAAATAAACGCCATAGGTAACGAACGCATCACGATTAAAAAAGAAAAAGACTTATACCCGCAAGTTACTAGGGAATTGAAAGCGACTATTATTGAAAAAAGCGAAAGCGTGCGAGAATATTACCACAAGCAAAAAAGGATACATGAGCTTTTAGGATTTTTTAGTTTTGAAGTATTGAATAGGATCGATCAATTCTACAGGCGCATGGCAGAACTCACGCCTGAGCAACAAAAAGAATTGACCGAATTGCTTCTTTAGAAAAAAATAACCCTTAAAATCACGCCTTAATTATGATTAAATAAATAAAATGATTTAGGACTATCCATGCAAGCGTTAGAAAATAATGAAATAGATTTTAAAAACTTGCCCAGCACGCCTTTATACCCGCTAAAAAACCCCATTCTAACGCCTGAACAATTAGAACAAAAGAAAAAAGATCTCATCGTGGATCTCAATCAAAAATCCGAAGAACTCACAGAGTTAGGTTTATTAGACAAGTTAGGGAGTTTTGTAGGATACCAAACCGACAACGCCAAAGAACGAGAAAAACAGCTAACCGATCTCAAAACGCAAGCTTTAGACAACAAGCTAGAATTCAAAGACTTGCCGAGCGCTTTAAAAGATGAGTATTACAACAAAGCGCAAACGAGTATTTTGAAACCGCTTAAAACCAAGAACGAGATCGCTAAAGAAGACTATCAAAAAGACTTGCAACGAAAAGCGATATTACAAAAAACAAGCCAAGAACTCACACAAAGCGATAAGGAATTAATAGCCAATGATAGCGGTTTTTTTAATAATGCGCTTGATGCTATCACAGGCGCTAATGAAGTGGAGAAGATTAAGGAATTTAAGGAAAAAGAAAAAGCCAAAAACATAACTAAAGAAATACAGAAAGCCTATTCAGCCTTTAGCAATATTGACAAGAACAAGGATTTTTTTAGCTTGTTTTCAAGCCCTGACAAAGAAGCGCAAGAAAAAGCTAAACAAGATTTTGAAACGATCGCTAAAAACCTCTATCATTTTGACAGCGTGATCTATAATGAAAAAAATGAACCGTTTGTAACCAAAGGAGATAAGGTTTATAAAATTAACGATGGATTTATAGACAATTTCACGCAAAGCCTTTTAAATAATAAGTTTTCCATAGCGGGGAGTGTTGCAGGAGGATTAACAGGCGCTAAATACGGCAGAAACGCGGGAGTTTTAGGGTTAGTGGGAGGAGCGATCGCCGGTGCAGCCTTAGGATCAACCGCAGGCGCAGCCACTGATGCGATAGTAACTAATCTAGCGCTAGATCGAGAGAATAAAGCCGATGAAATCATAAGGCATGCGTTAAGTGAGGGTGCTTTATCTCTAGCGACCGATACGATCATGCTAGGAGCCGGTAAAGCGTTAAAACCGCTTGCTAAAGCGCCGTTAAAATTAGCGGAAATGAGCATGCCTTTTCAATTCACTAAAAACTTTTTCACCGGCAACACCAAGCGCGCTAGCGAAATCATAGAAAACACGCTATCTAAAGAACAGCAACAAGTTTTAAAAGAATTTAGCGCGCAGTTTGGAGGCGAAACCAAGATCAACGCCGAGAATAATAAGGACTTTTTAAGAGATAAGATTAAAAGCGTTTTTAAAGGCGACGAGAACAAGCTGAAAGCTTATGATAAAGTGAAAGAAATCCTAACGCTAGACAACCACAAAGAACAACAACAAGCTTTTATAAGAGCGATACGAAGCGATGAAACCGGCAACACTTTAGCGTTTTTAGTGGAAGCGGCTAACTTAAGCCCTAAAGCTAACGCTAATTTAAAATCCATTTTAAACCAAACGACCGAGAATTTAACCAAATCCTTAAAGCAGTTTGATTTAAAGGATTATGAAATAAAAAGCGTTTTTGACAATTTAGAACAAGGCACTAAAGAAAGCTACGACAAAGCCCTAAACGAAATTATAGGAAAGCTATACGATGACAGCTACAAGGTGAATTCACGAGAAAGCGTGCAAGATGCAACGAATTTTCAAAAGTTTTTAAACGATCTTAAAGCGCAAGGCGAGATCGACCCGCAAGCTAAAAGCTTTTTAAGGCAGATTGAGGAAAATGTTTATAACCCTAACGGCGTTACTTACGAGCAACTCAAGAACTCACGCCAGCTAATCAACGCTTATTTAAGGAACGTGAAAGATCCTTCTACTTTAGGATATATCCAAAAAGCGAGCGCTAATTTTTTAAAAAACGACATAGACAACGCCATAGAAAGCTTATTGAAGCAAAACAAAAGCGCTTATGAAAAGATTAGCGAACTCCAAAAAAGCGCGATTAACGATTATAGGGACATGAAGCAGGCTTTAGAATTAGTGGATAAGGCTAAAATACGAGATAAAAACACGCAAGAAAGCGACGCTATCAATAGTTTAATGAAAATCATCAAAGGACAAGGGCAAAAGGATTTGACTAATTACCAGTCCCTAACCAAAGGCTTAAACGAAAGCGATAAGGAACGCCTAGAATTGAGCATGCTTAATAGATTGTTAGAGCAAAGCCTAAAACAAAATGAAAGCTTAAAAGTGTTTGATAGCGCGCAGTTTTTCAATAAGCTAAACGAGTTTAAAGAGGATGTTTTTATAACCCCTAAGGCTAAAGAATACATTGACATAGCGAGCGGTTTTCACAAGCTTTTTAAAAACGACGCTAAGATCGCCGAAAGCCTAAAGCCAGCCACAACGAAAAATTTAAGTCAAGGTTTAGCGACCACTCTAAGCGGAGCGTTAAAGTATCAATGGACTAAATTCACGCTAGGGACTTTATACCGAAACGCGCCCGATCGCATTTTAGGAGTGAAGTTACCTAAAGCCATAAACGAAGCCACCGCAGGCGCAGCCTTGAAGTATCACCTAAAAAGAGCGTTAGAGAGAAGCCACAGCATAAGCGAGTTTAGTAAGAATTTAGAATTAAGCGCACAAAACGCTAAATTTTCAAACAACACGCTTAAAATCATTGAAGAGCTTAACAACGGCGTCAAGCAAGCGAGCGAAGAAATCAAAGAAAAAGCCACTAAATACGAAAAAGCCTTACAAGAATTACAAAAGATTGATGAAAGCAAACTGACTAAAGAACAGCAACAAGTTTTAAAAGTGTTTAAAGGCGAGCTAGACCAAACAGAAATTAAAGGCATAGACTTAAACGACCTTTACATTTTGGATCAAGGCACAAGGCATGCGGGAGCTAAAAAGATTTTAGTTAAACATTACGGAGTAGAGAACACAGGAGGGCTAACTAACGACGAACTAATTAACATGAGCGAAGTTATCAAAAACGGAAGCGTGTTATTAGAGAGTTTTGAAAGGCTTAAAAACGGCTTTAGATACGGCTATGAATGGGATAATAACGGCGTTAAGCTTAGGTTAGTTGTAGATGATTTAAACGATGGGAATAAGATTTTTGATTTTTATAGCGATAGGAATTTTAAAGATTTTAGAGATGCCAGGCCACAACCTAGCACCTCAAAGGATAACGGGACACAACCCATTACCCTTGATGAAAATAATCCTACAACAAAACCGCTAAATAGTCAAGAGGATTTATTAAAAAGAACAGAAAATTTAAACGAAACCACCCAAGAAGTTAAAAATTTAAGCCCCCTTGAACAAGCTAACGCCGAAAAGCTTGCGAAATTAGAAAGCGAAGCCAAAGAAAGCGAACAAGAATTTTTAAAAGCTAAAGAGCAAGAAGCAAAGCGTAAAGAAGCGTTAAAAAAGAAATTAGAACACGAGCGAGGCAATGCGGGCAACATTGAAAGCCAGACTAAAATAGAAGTAGGAGAAGATATACCCACACAAACACAAGCGCAGATCCCAAAAAGCCGAGTGAGATTGAACGAACGAGAGATTTACGATCTAGACTATGCGATCGTGAAAGCTAAAGATCTAAAACCAAGCTTCACCACAGGCGGGACACAAAAGAGAACGGACATGAACGAAGAACAGATTAAAAGCATTGCTGAAAATTTTGATCCTAAAAAGATATTTGGGAGCGGAGGGTTTGAGGATTTACCGATCATTCTACATGATGGGCAAGTGATCGCAGGAAACCACCGCATAGCTGGCATGCTGAACTTCACGCCCAAAAGCCGTTATATCTATAACAAAGCGATCAAGGAATACTATCATATAGACTTAGAGCCGGACGAATTGTTAGTAAGAGTGCCACATAAGCGCCTAGACAACACCGAGATTAACAATTTAGCGGCTTCAAGCAATCAAGGACGCTTTAATAGTGAAAGCGATCACGCGATAGCGGTTTTAAGCCATTACGAAGCGAAATTGAAAGAATTAGACCAAAAATTAGACGCTGATAGCATCTACTCGCTTAAAAACATCGTCGCTAAAAACCTTAATTTTGACAAAGCCACTCACCCTAATGTAGGCGATAGTAATCTAGCCTTGCTTATGTATAACATGCCAAGGACTAAGACGCAAGGGATAGAATTACTCAACCGTTGGCAGAAAGAGTTTTCTAACGACATTAAAAGCTATGAAAAAGTAAAAAAATGTTTGTAGATAACTCGGGCAGTTTTCATAATTTAATCCATGACATGAATTTCCCTAATGTGAGTTTAAACGCTTATCTAAGCGATATTATGGATCGCAGTTTTGCGAATTTAAAGAATTACCAAAGCACGAGCGAGAGCTTGAAAGATTTGAGCGAGAAATTCTATAAAACGAGTTCGTTAGATATGTTTGAAAAGAGCGATCAAGCGAACAGCGATATTAGCGAGATTTTAGGAGGAGCTATAGCAAGGTTTGCGAGGTTTGATGATCCTTCTAAGGCGTTATTTGAAGCGTTAAAGAGCGATAACGTTAAAAAAGGTTTGAAAGAGTTTAAGATCGCAGACGTTACTAAAGACATGTTTAACCCTGATAGTAAAGAGTTTAAGGACATTGATATTTACGATTTCACGCATTACCTTTTAATGGTCAATAGAGAGCCGCATGAAAATAATCCCGTGTTAAAGCGCTTGATAGAAGCCGTGAAGGACATGCAAAAAGAAACAAAGAAAGGGATAAAAAACAAAAGCTTGAAACGCCTAGCGAGTGGGGACATAATTATAGGGAGTTCAAAGGTGATGGTTTTAGGAGCGATTAACAAGCTATTAGAAATTAAAAAACTCATTGATGAAAGCCCGAATAATGGAAAAGACATTATAGTGATAGGAGGCAATAATTCACCGCCCGAGGTTGTTGAATACATTCACAAAAAACATGCTAAGGTAGGTATAGAGAGGCTAGATGAAGACGAGATAACGGCTTTCAATTTCACATATCCTAAAAATGCAAAAGCTATTATTGATTATCAAGGGATACAACATGCATTGAATAAGCATGGTATTAATTCACCTAGCGTTAAATTCAGCAAACAACCACCAATAACTTACAAAGATATAGCTAATTATAGAGATATTGTCAAAAATGCAGATGAAACCATTAAGCGCGATAATAGAAACAAAAGCGAATTTATATTCACAACCATGTTTAAAGAAAAAGGAGATTATAAAAATGCACCAGATTATAAGAAAAATATCAAAGAAAATGATTAAAAAGCCTCACCTTGACCATACACAAGCCCTTTCGTCTTATGTGTCAGGGTCTTTTGGCACACTTAAAAAGTGTTTTTATGGGTTAGAAATATTCTCTAACCCATTGATTGATTTTACAACAAAAAGATCTAACAAGTCAAGAATAAGTGAATGATGCGAGTCGTAGTTTTTGATGTGAGCGGTGTTTTAGAAGCGTTTGATTATAGAGGCGTTTTAATCCATAAACAAGAAGTTAAAGCTAATGAAAAACTAAAACTACCCTTCACGCAAAAGAACTTTTTTAAATTCAATAACGCTAATTTTGGAGTGTGTGAAGGCGTGGGAGATTTGGATTATAGAGATTATCCTAAAAATCTCAATTTTTACGCGCTTTTAGTGGGAAGCATAGAAAACTACCTACTAAACGCTAAAGAGCCAGAAAACCAGCAACAAAAGGCTTTATTAACGGATTTTTTAGAAGTCTATGAAAAGAACATTACTAAAGGCGCTTATTATCTTAAGCCTAAGTTTTTTTTAGAAAAAGAAAAAGAATTGATAGAAAGGATTTTGAAATGATAGAAGTTAGCGAAATTGTAGCAAAAGTTAGAGAACGCCTAAACGATAACGAAGTAGGGAATTATGAAATTTTAGACAGCGTGATCATTGAAAACATCAATCAAGCGCTTTTAAAAATTTGTTTAGAATTCAAACTCAACAAAACGATCACAAGAGCCTTAATCACTGAAGAAGAACGCTTTTTAATGATTAATAACCTTCTAGGTATAGAAAGCGTGAAGTTAGATAAAAAAGAAATAGAAAACCGTAACAGCATAGAAAAAGATACCGGAGAAATAGAATTATTCATTTTGAGCGATAAGTTAAGCGTAACGCCTTTTAAAAGCGGAGAGCTTGAAGTGGTTTATTATACTTATGAAGAGGTTAGCAATGTTTTAGATAGTATTAATATGCCTAAAATATGCCTTGACGTTTTAGTGTATAGCGTTTTGTGTTCTCTTTTGGAAATCCCTAACCATGAAGCCAATTTTAGCGTTTTAGCGAACTATAAGCAATTATTGAAATTAGCCAAAGATAACCTAACGAACTATTTAAGCCTGATGTATTCTAAAAACATCCATTTTAGCAAAGTCGTAAGGGTTTAGGAGATCCCCTCTTGAACCAAGCCCATTCAAGAGGATAAGAAGTTTGTGAATGCTGACGCATTCAAACTAAAACCTAGAAAGAAACCGCTATTAGGAACGACAGAAAACCCTAATAGCAAAAGAATAATAGCAAAAAGAAAAAAACAAAAATAGGGTTATATTTTTTCACTAAAAACTAACCCTAAAAATAATTTTTAATTTTTGTTAAAGTTTTACAATCACAAAAATAAGAAAGGATAAGCATGGGTATCAAAGAAAAAGAGGTCGAGCTTGAAACTTTAAAGCGTGAGATCGCGCAAGCGGAAGCGAGTTTGGAACAGGATTTCATTAAGCACATGGTGGATAAAACCAATGAGAAAGTGGAAGATCTGTTTTTTAGCAACAAACCCGAGTTTTACCGGTTTGTTTTCACGGAACAAAACAACTACTTGAGAGAAAAGCTAACGGACAAAGTGGGCAGAGCGATGGATCTAAGCGATGAAATCCAAAGAGACAGAGAAAACGAAGAAATTGAAAAAGACAAAGAAGCGTTTTTAAAAAAACACCCTGAAATTGACTTGAACGAGCTTTTAGATTTCTACAACGAAGAAATCCCAAACCGCATTAAAAAGCAAATTGACAAGTTAGAAGGCGTGGCGTTTTTTGAAGCGGTTTTAGATTATTTTTACGCGCTTAATTCTAAGCCTGAAGAAGGACAGAAAGAAGAAGAAAAAAACAACCTTCCTAAAGAAGCGTTAGGTAACGGCGTTAGCGGTGTAGGATACGCTAACAATGGAAACATCATGACAAGATACTAAGGAGCGATCACATGCTAGAAAAACTCAATAACATCAATTTCAACAACATCTCCAATAATCCTAATCTAGGCATAGAGATCGGTAGAGAGATTCAAAACGCAAGCTGGGCAAAAAGCCCGTTTTTTAGCATCACAGGCACAGGCGCGGATCGTGGGGTTAGACTTTTTAGCGTGGCTAGTCAGCAACCATTCCGCCCAAGAATTAAAGCGCAATTAACCGGTAGCGGTGTGAGCGGTAATACCGATTTTGAAGCGAATTACGATAATCTAGAAATTTTAAGTCAAACGATCTATCCGGACGCGTTCGGGAATTCTTTAAGGTCTAAAATCAAAGCTTACAGTGAATTAGAACGCATTGATTTCATTAAGGAGAGCGTGGATAGCTTGACAACATGGATAAATGAAGAAAGGGACAAAAGAATCGTGGCAAGCTTGACTAATGATTTTACGAATTACCTTTACAGCGATAAGATGAATGTAGCGACGATTAGAAAAGCGATTTTTCATGCTAGAAACGGCTTAAAAGACAATAATAGCAAAGCATTTCCTATAAAGCCTATTAGAGCGACCATGCAAAGCGTGGGTAATGTGATCGTGCAAAACACAAGCTACATTATCTTTTTGGATAGCTATCAAGCCAACCAATTAAAAGCTGATAGCGAGTTTAAGGAATTGCGCAAGCTTTACGCCTTCGCCGGTGAAGATAAAGGCATGCTGTATAGCGGGCTTTTGGGCGTGATTGATAATTGCCCGGTGATTGATGCGGGCGTATGGAATAAGCTTAATGTGGGCATGCCTAATTCAAGCGTTAGCGATAGCGATTTTAAGCGCTATTTGAATAAAGCTAACGTTGAAAAAATCGTAACGCCTAGCCAACTCAAAGAACAACTCAAAAACAAAGAGAACAAAAAAGAGATCTCGATCGGTTGCTTGATCGGCGCTAGCGCGGTGTTATTAGCGGGATCTAAAGAAACGAGATTTTATATTGATGAAACCGTTGATGCAGGCAGAAAATCACTTGTGGGTGTGGATTGTCTTTTAGGTGTATCTAAGGCTAGGTATCAAAGCACGGACGGAGTGGTAACGCCTTACGATAATCAAGATTTTGCAGTGATCGGTTTAGTGTCTAACATGGAATGAGAAAGGAAAAAGAACAATGAAACAAAAAGTCCATAGCGTGAGCTATCTAGCTAAAGCGGAATTTGAATTTAAAAACGGCGTTTATGATTTAGTGGCTTTACCAACAGGTGCGGAAGTGGTTAAGGTGAGTTTGGAAGTGGTGGGTAATCCTACGGCTGGAAATGTGAGCGTGGGTTTCAAAGATGAAACCACCAAAAACTATTTTTTGACTTTAGAAAACACTAACCAAAACAATAATAAGATCGCTACGAGCGCGAAAGATTACACGGCTACAAGCAATAAGGTAGTCGTGGCAGAAGTCAAAAACGCTAGCGGGAACGATACCAAAGGCGTCTTAAGAGTGTTATACTTTTTGCCAAGCGTGATTGAAGTAGAGTATTAAATAATTTAAGTATTTTTGAAATGTTTAAAAATGTTTTGAAATGTTTAAAACGCTTGAAAACTTTAAGAAAGGCTAAAAAATGTTTTTTAAGAACCCTTTAAATGATCCCAACTATTTCAAACCTGAAAGCGCTAAAAACACGCCAGCGCTAACACGAGAAAGCATGCCCAAAAACTTCGGCTTGTTGAATTATTCTAAAACGAGTTTTAGCGATTTTGTGAATCATTATAAGCCAGCAGAAACGCCCAAAGCCTCTAAATTTTCTAACTTCATGGAGAACGTGGGAGGTTATGGTGGTTTAGGGATGCTAGGAGGAGCGATCGGCGGATTAGGGAGCTTGATCGTGGGAGCGATCAATTTTAGCGAACAGAACAAAAACGCTAAAGAAAGCGCGAGAATGGCAAAAGAGCAGTTTGAATTAGAAAAACAACGCTATAACGCCAGAGAGCAAGAACGCCTAAATAACCGGGAAGCGATTGATAAGATCGCTAAAAATAACGCTGATAACATGACCAGGTTTTGAGCGAAATCTAACCCTTAAAACTAAGCCTGTATTTTGCGTGAATAAGCAAAAAGAACAAGGTAACTAAATGGACTTTAGCACACTACAGAACGATTTTTCTAACGACTATCAAAAGGCTTTGATCGCTAGCGCTGAATTTTTAGAAGCCAAGAAATACTACAACGGCAACCAACTCCCGCAAGATGTGCTAAACATTATTTTAGATCGTGGGCAAACGCCGATCGTAGAAAACATGTTCAAAGTGATCGTGAATAAGATTTTAGGTTACAAGATAGAGAGCATAAGCGAGATACGATTAAGTCCTAAACAAGAAGAAGACAGAGCCTTAAGCGATTTATTGAATAGTCTTTTACAGGTTTTCATCCAACAAGAAAATTACGATAAAGCGATGATAGAAAGGGATAAGAACCTTTTGATTGGTGGCTTAGGTGTTATTCAATTGTGGGTGAACGAAGATAAGGACAAAAATGTAGAAATTGACGTTAAAGCCTTAAAGCCTGAAAGCTTTGTGATTGACTATTTTTCAACGGATAAGAACGCATTAGATGCGAGGCGTTTTCATAAGATGCTAGAAATCACGGAGCAAGAAGCTTTATTATTGTTTGGTGAGAGCGTGATGGTGAATTACTCAAGCGTGAATCACGAAAGAATAGCGAGCGTGATTGAAAGCTGGTATAAAGAATACAATGAAGAAACGAAAAGCTTTGAGTGGAATCGGTACTTATGGAGTAGAAACGCTGGGATTTATAAAAGCGAGCTAAAACCTTTTAAGAACGGCGCATGCCCTTTCATCGTATCCAAGCTATACACGGACGAACTGAACAATTACTACGGCTTGTTTAGAGATATCAAGCCCATGCAAGATTTCATTAACTACGCTGAAAACCGCATGGGTAACATGATGGGAAGTTTTAAGGCGATGTTTGAAGAGGACGCCGTAGTAGATGTAGCGGAATTTGTAGAAACCATGAGCTTAGACAATGCGATCGCTAAGGTAAGACCGAACGCTTTGAAAGATCATAAAATCCAATTCATGAACAATCAAGCGGATTTGAGCGCTTTAAGCCAAAAAGCCGAGCAAAAACGCCAACTATTAAGGCTTTTAGCGGGCTTGAACGATGAAAGCTTAGGTATGGCAGTGAATAGACAGAGTGGGGTAGCGATCGCGCAAAGGAAAGAAAGCGGTTTGATGGGCTTACAAACCTTTTTGAAAGCGACCGATGAAATGGATCGCTTGATTTTCAAGTTAGCGGTTAGCTTTATATGCGAGTATTTCACTAAAGAACAGATTTTTAAAGTTGTAGATAGGAAAGTAGGCGATCGATATTTTAAAATCAATTCTAGCGACGACAACAAGATAAAACCGCGTGAATTACCCAACCGCTAAAGCGATTGGGTAATTCACAAAATATGTTTTCAAGGTGATCTAAAAGAAAGGACAAAAAAATGACAAACGAAAAAACCGAAAGCGAAATTTTTGAAGAACAGCTAAAAAGCCTATACCAACCGCTCAAGCAAGATCAACAAAAAGCGAACGAAAGCAAAAATGATCAAGGATTAGAAAAGTTAGAAACTAATCAAAATTCACAAAATTTAGCTAATCCAAGCGTGAAAGATTTAGAAGCTGAGCCGTCTTATCTCTCTACTGGGATCGCTTATTTGGATAACAAGATCAAAAATAGAAGCATCACGGCGTTTGATTATTACATGGCTAAAAAGTTTTTAGGAATGGATCTAAATGTGAACCTAAACGGAAACCTAAACCTAAAAACCGAAAATAAAACTAGGTTAGCGAGCATTAACAAAGCCACACAGGACATTTTTGATGATATTAAGGCTTTAGATTTAGGAAATGATCTCATCCAAAAAGCACAAGAACACAGCGGACTAATCAATCAGGTGAAGCTATGGATCAACCACAAGACAAGAGGTTTCAAAGGGGTTGATTACGATTTAGCGAAAATGGATGCAGCTAAAAATACCTATTCTAACCGAGTGGCGAAAATCAATTCACAAGGCGGCCAAGTAACTCAGAAAATGAGAGACCAAGCTGCAGAAATGGTGAACTTTGGAGCGAGAAGCAAGGAAGAAAACACCGCAAGAATTTCACAAATGCAAGAAACGCTATTGAATTCATTGAAGAAAAACGTGCAAATGTTAGAGAGTTTGGGCGGTAATGTATCGCCGTTAATGTTAACTACGATCAAAAAATACCAAGACAAAGCCGATTATATTAACGAAACGAGCGGAAAAATTGATCTCAAAAAATACCAAAGCTTAGCAGGTGAAGGATCGTGATGGAAGAAGAAAAACAAGAAAATAACGAAAACCTTTCACAGATCGATCTCAAAAGAGCGGTTAGAGAAGCCTATGAGGATACTTTAGCGACGCAAGCTGAGATCGCCGCTAAATTCAAAATAAGCCGACAAACGCTGAACCAATGGGCTAAAAAAGGCGAATGGACGAGCCGAAAAATTTTCAATGAAATACGAGCGATGTATGAAACGCTAGGCATGAGTATAAGAGAGCTAGCGAAAAAATATAAGATGAATGAAAATTATTTAAGATACATTAAAACACGCCAAAACTGGGTAAAACGCAGGATAACGAAAGACTTAGAAGAAAAAGAAATTAAAGATATTTTAGGCGACAAGCTGACCGAAAAAAACATGGATTTGTTTTTAGACACGAAAAAAGAAGAAGTTAAGGAAGTTTTAAAACAAAGCCTAGATCATCTAAATTTAGATCCGATCGTTTTAGAAGCGATCACTGAAACCACTAGCGACGAACTCCTATTGAAAGCGATGAATACCGCCTATATCAAAAAACAGATCTTATTTTGCGCGGTAGTGGCTAGAGGCGAGCTGGTTAAGATGATCAAAAAAGCGAGCTTGACGAATAACGAAAAGGATAGCGCTAATATTATCGTAGCGGCTGAAAAGGTCTCTAAACTTTTCATTGATGCGGGCGTTAGCTTGTTTGGCAAAGAACAGATCCAGGTTGTAGAAAGCAATCAAAACACTAATTTAGCGCAAATGAACATGAGCGATTTGCTAGCGTTAGCCAATTCTAGCGTGGGCAATGAAAGCGAAAGCGTGGGCGGTGTAGGTAGCGTGGAATAG